ACGATTGGAGCTAAGCGACGTCGCCGCCTCGCCACCTCATGGCCTTGCGACCCGGCAGGGCGCTGACCCCTTCCTTACCAGTTCCTTCGGGCCAAAAAAAACCCCCGCACTAGGCGGGGGTAACAGAGCCGACGTTGGTGTCGGTAGCGTTATGCGGAACGGCGTCCTTTTACGGTATTGCCCGGCTGCCGTTTGGAAGCGTAGGTTAGAATCGCGCGCAGATCTTTCAGGTCAGTGATCACCTTGCAGGCATCCCGGATCCCCTCGCGCGCTTCGCGGATCTCGTTATTGGCCGCTTTATCTGCCGCCTTTTGCTTAGCCTTAGCATCAGCCAGTATTTTCTGAGCCTTCGCAACCTCCGGCGAAACATTAGCGCGCCTCTCGCGCATTTTCTGAGCGGCCGTCGTTTGCTTTTTAGGTTTCGCTGGCGTCTCGAAACGGCAGCATTCACCGTTCTCTGACATGGTGCGCATACGCGACATATTGCGTTGAAAATCCCGCTCTGCGGATTTCTTTTCGATGTCGCGTGTTAGCGCACCCGCAATGTACGCTGGCCGAAAAACGGACCAATAGTAATCCGCGTCCATCTGATCCTTGCCGTTGTTCGTCAGGAATCCTGCTAATTCCGCCAGCGCCTCATCAGCCCCGCGTGCGATCGCGAATGCGCCTATTGTCTCCCCTACACTTCCGCAAATTTGGTCGAGGCGGTTTACGGAATCCTTTTCTAGCCATTCCTTAAATAACGCATCATTCTTAGCGAGATTTTTCATGGCGTCTTTTATCTTTAACGCCTGCTCCGCGTCCATGTTGCATTCATTGTTCACTGTCGGGTTCATAGTAGTTACCTTTTAACTAGGTGGCGAAATGCCACAATTCGAATTATACACTGTAAAGCCACGTATGCAAGTGATTCCGCGCCCTTGCGCCCTTGCGGCCCACCGACTCGGCAGGGCAACGGCCCTTTCCTTACCAGTTCCTTTGAGACAAAAAAATGGGGCGCCGCGTGGGCGCCCCGGATCGTTCATAATACGAAATTCTCCAGTTCTTCTTTACGAAAGATGATCTCGTGATCTGGCTCTGAAGCCAAACAGGCATAGAACAGCCATCTGCCGTCGTCATCAATGTAAGCATGAGTGATGCTGACATACTCATTAAACATTGGACTGAATGCTGTTTTGTACAGTTTTACTTGTCTATCCCAGAAAGGGTTTGTGTTGATTGCGACGTGCATTTCTTGGCAGATTCCGTAAGGTCGAAACCTAAGACAATCTCCAATATCCTCCCAAATACCGCGAACACCAGTAAGACCCATTGCCTTTTTAGCTACTCGTCGAATCTGAGAATCGGTCGTTTCATAAGAAACTTCTAAATCCTTACGACGTACCTTAGCCTCACCGCTAATGCTTATCCACAATTGGATGTATATTTTCATGGTATTTTCCTCTCAAAAAAATGGGGCGCCGCGTGGGCGCCCCGGAAAAGTTAAGGCAGGTTCGCTACCCAAAGCATGAGATCAATGACAGACTCAGTAGCCGCCATCGAAAAGAACAAGAAGGTTGCAATACCTATTGTTTTAACTGTTGCCATTGCTGGCTCCCTTCGTTTATGTAGCCAATCGCTACGGTTCAAATTGTATGGACTAAACAATACTGTGTCAAGTTAATAGACCCCACCCATACCCCACCCCCCGCATATAGTTTAGGAGTCCCGCGACTCTACCTATATACTAATCCACACACCCAATCCCCCCATTTTCAGATCCCACCCCCCCTAATCATCCAATTTCACACCCCCCGGGGGGTATTTTGCGCAAAAAATTCATTTCTTTACATTGTCAAGGCTTCAAGGCGCCGAGTTGTCAAGGCTTCAAGGCGCCGAGTTGTCAAGGCTTCAAGGCGCCGAGTTGTTAAGACTTCAAGGCGCCGAGTTGTCAAGGCTTCAAGGCGCCGATCTGCTCATGTAGGAATTCTATTTTATGTGTGAGGATAGAGACATCCGGGTTGGGAGAATTGGCGTATTCTTCTAGAGCACCTACTCGGATTTTGAGAGCATCTACTTCATTGTCCACATGGTGTAGTTCACTTAATCTTCTTTCTAGGCTTTCGATAAGCATGTCTTGCCGAGAGTCTGCAGGAAGGCTCCCCATCTCCCCACGCGGCCATTTCGTGCGGAACTCTGTATTGAGGTCCATAACAATTTTGTTCTGCGCGTTAGTGTGTTCGATCATATTCAGGCGTTCATTAATACCAGCGTAGGTCCAACTGGCTACAGCAATGGCAGTAACAATAGCGATGAGGTTGCGCAACGGGATCGTGATTTCGGTGTCTTCGTTAACGGCGGCCATGGAAACCTCCTTTTGTTGCTCTTAGTCTAATAACAGTATACGCTTTGGGAGTCCCGGCGGCATCAGGTGTTCCACCCCCGCCTTTCTCTTCCATCTGGTGCTGTCGGGACACTCTAAAGAAGGAGCCAGCATGGAACTAAGTACGACGACAGGGCTTACTCTTGGGCATATCATTAATAAGTGTTTAGCAGGATTGGCTGGTATGTTAGGTGGGTTCTCCCTATCAGTGTTCTGGCAACCCGAGAAATTACGTGCACAGAATCGGTACATAGCAGGATTAATTATAGGAGGAATCGCAGTTACAGCTTCTGTTGCATTAAGTGGATTTGTAGCAATGTGGATAGGGTTCGATTTGAATAATCCGGATATAGCTTTAGGGTTGGGGTATATCATCGGTGCACTTTCTGTAGGTGTGATTAGTTTTCTCGCCAATTACTTCAGTAGACGCGAGAATAAAGATATCGTGCAAATTGCAGAGGAATTGAAGAAAGAGATTGCAAGAATCGAAAAACCTGTTAAAGTAGATAGAATTAAGTTATCTAGAAAAGTAACTCCAAAGAAGAAAGCTGTAAGTAAGAAAGCTGTAAGTAAGAAAACAGTAAGTAAGAAAAATACATGAGTCCAAAAATCTCATCCGCTGTACCCATAGTTCCCACGTTCGACCATCCCCTTCATTTACATACTCCTGAATACGTAGAAGCTGTCGAAGACGGAAAGCGTTATTTTACGCTGGTGCAGTCACGAGGCATGAGTAGCAAGATAAGGTACTGGACCGCCGACAGTACTAACGCTCACGGTAATAAACCCGATTTGCCACTTGATGAAGCTGTGCGTGTCTCTGCAAAAACCACAGAGACATTGTTAGGTTTGGGTATGGATATCACTATAGATAAGCGTGAACAGCTTGAGTGGTTGGAGAAGAACCCTTACCCGGACCCTGATAACGAGTTGTTTCCGAATAAGACGCGCTTACCCTTGGGGTTAGATGCGATAGATATATTTAAGAGTATGGTGGTGGACCAGCGGGATTCGTATCTGGAGGTGACACCCCCTAAGCATCGCGAGTCGATGGAAGAGTTATGCTACAAATTGGGTATGGATGAGAAAGGTGTGCCAATAAATACCCCGATATTAGGTGTAGAGCCGGGGTTGCATGGGCAGATGTTGGTGAAGATGTTAGGTGAACGTAAGCGGCTCGATGAAGTATCAGAAGAAGAAAAGAAGAACATATACGTAAAAGCCAGAAAGCGTAACAAGGAACAGAAGAAAATATCGAAGGTATTACCACCCAAAGATATCTACACCAGCGCTATAGGGGTTAAGTTATCTGCATTATTGAGTGAATACGACAAGCAGATTGTGCAGGATGCGGTGCAGCTGAGGACGTACATTACGAATAAGCTGCTGGAGATATCAACTTCTGGCAATCCAAAAGACGAACTACGGGCGCTGGAGCTACTCGGTAAGATTTCAGATGTGGGGCTGTTTGTAGAGAAGAGCGAAGTCAATATCACGACAACTTCTACGGCAGCACTTGAACACGCTATAAAAGATAAGATTAACAGGATTCTAGGACAGCAGAACGTACAGATAGAAGACGCAGAGTATGAAGAGGTTCAAACCGAGACACTGAATCCGGCGGATTACGAGTTGGTAGATAATGAGTGAAGCCGCCTTAGAATTATCGGACGAAGATAAGGTTTCAAAACCGAAAAGCGAGTATTTCAAACCGAAAAAAGACGTTTCTGACCTCCCACGTAAGAAGCCTATTGACCTCAATCGCGAGACTTCTACACGCGCACAATATAATTTAACTTTACAGGAGCTTCAGGCGCTGCTTACGGCGCTTCCATCACTACCTGAGTCCGCGAAACGGTCCCTGCTGGTGGACTTGGAACGGTACGAAAAGGCTATGGACCGCGAGTCCTATGCCAGAGATTTCCTGAAATTCGTTATGAAGATGTGGCCCGGGTTCATCGGGGGCCGACATCATAAGATCATGGCCCGTGCGTTTGAGAAAGTAGCGCGTGGAGAGTGCAAACGCCTGATTATTAATATGCCACCCCGGCATACGAAGTCAGAATTTGCCTCTTATCTCCTTCCAGCTTGGTTTTTAGGGAAGTTTCCTGAGAAAAAAGTAATTCAAACTTCGCATACAGCGGAATTGGCGGTCAATTTCGGTAGAAAAGTGCGAAATTTAGTGGACGAAGAGGGGTATCGAGAGATTTTCCCCGAAACAACACTACAATCTGACTCGAAAGCGGCGGGAAGGTGGAACACCAGCAGGGGAGGTGACTATTTCGCTATCGGTGTAGGCGGTGCGGTGACCGGTAAAGGTGCGGATTTGCTGATTATTGACGACCCGCACTCAGAACAAGAAGCCACAATGGCTGAAACCAACCCGGAAATCTACGATAAGACCTACGAGTGGTATACATCCGGCCCAAGACAGCGACTTCAGCCGGGTGGGGCTATCGTGATCGTGATGACCCGCTGGTCCAAGAGGGATTTGACGGCGCAAGTGCTGAAAGCGGCGGCGCAGAGGGATGGCGAAGAGTGGGAGGTGATTGACTTCCCTGCCATTATGCCAAGCGGTAACCCGCTATGGCCTGAGTTCTGGCCTCTTGAGGAGTTAGAGGTTTTAAGAAATGAGCTACCTCACGGCAAATGGATGGCGCAGTACATGCAGGAGCCGACCAGTGAGGCGTCTGCGATTGTCAAACGAGAGTGGTGGCGTGTGTGGGAAAGAGACAACCCGCCGCCGTGCGACTTTATATTAATGAGTTGGGATACGGCGTTTGAGAAGCATAACCGTGCAGACTATTCGGCTTGTACGATATGGGGAGTGTTCTATACCGAGAATGATGGGGGAGATGAGGGGTTTTATGTAGCAGATAGAGACAGAGGACGTCCTGACGCGAATATTATTCTGCTGGACGCATTCAGGGACCGGATGGAGTTCCCAGAGCTGAAGCGGGTAGTGGTCAAAGCGTATGAGGAATGGAACCCTGACGGAGTGATTATTGAGAAGAAGGCCAGTGGCGCACCTCTTATATATGAGTTACGTGCTATGGGCATCCCCGTGCAGGACTTCACACCTACCAAGGGAAACGATAAGATTGTTAGGTTAAACACAGTGTCCGATATCTTTGCTTCAGGTAAAGTATGGGCACCCGAAACTCGTTGGGCAGAAGAAGTCATTGAAGAGGTGGCGAGCTTCCCGGCAGGCGAGCATGATGACTATGTAGATTCAGTGTCTATGGCACTAGCAAGATTTCGACGCGGGGGCTATATTCGTACAGCATTAGATGAACCGGATGATGAAATCAGATATTTCCGGAATCGTTCTGCGCGTAAAGGTTATTACTGAGGTGCATAATGGCTATTGAAATTAATCAAGAGGGTAATGCCCTTGAAGTTGTTATTGATGATAACGGTGAACGACTTCCGGGTGAAGAAGACCCCGTTATGCCTGAAGTAGGACTAGAGATAGAAATTGATTTTGGAGATAAAGAAGAAGGATTAGAAGCCGAAGAAGACGGCGAGTTCTTTGAAAATCTTGCTGAAGTTCTATCTGAAGAAGCATTAACTAAGATTTCTAGCGATTTAATTGGTGATTTTGATGCGGATTCAGCCTCTCGGAAGGATTGGATTCAGACTTATATCGACGGACTTGAGCTTCTTGGGTTAAAGATAGAAGAGAGAACGGAACCGTGGGACGGTGCATGTGGTGTATTCCATCCACTATTAAGTGAAGCACTGGTTAAGTTCCAGTCGGAAACGATTATGGAGACTTTCCCGGCGGGAGGTCCAGTAAGAACTAAGATTATTGGTAAGGAAACGCCTGAAAAGAAACAGGCTGCTGAAAACGTAGAGGCTGATATGAATTATCAGCTGACGGAAGTGATGACTGAGTATCGTCCTGAGCATGAACGGATGCTTTGGGGTTTGGGGTTATCCGGTAATGCGTTTAAGAAGATTTACTTTGACCCATCGCTTGACCGGCAGGTAGCTATTTATGCGCCCGCCGAGGATGTCATCGTGCCTTATGGTGCGTCAGATTTAGAATCTTCGGAGAGGATTACGCATGTTATGCGTAAGACGCATAACGAGGTTCGGCGGCTGCAGGCGACGGGGTTTTATCTGGATATTGACCTCCCAGATCCGGAGAACGGTGAGACTTATCTTGATGAAGTAGATAAGAAGATCGCTGAAAACATGGGTTTCAGCGTGTCGAACGACCACCGGCACCGGTTGTTGGAGATGCAGGTAGATCTGGATCTCAGTGAGTATGACGAAAAAGACCCGTGCGTTAAGAGCCTTGGGAATGACATTACGATAGCCGTTCCGTACATAGTAACTATTGACTACGGGTCAAGAGAAGTTCTGTCTATCCGTAGGAATTGGAACGAGGATGATAACTCCTACCAGAAACGTGCGCATTTCGTGCACTACTCTTACATTCCCGGGTTCGGGTTCTATGCGTTCGGTTTGATTCATTTATTAGGGGCGTTTTCAAAGTCGGGAACGTCCATCATTCGACAGCTAGTCGATGCAGGTACGCTATCTAATCTTCCCGGTGGATACAAAACTAAAGGGTTACGGGTTAGAGGTGACGATACACCGATTGGTCCCGGTGAGTTCCGAGATGTAGATATTGCTTCAGGCAGTCTACGCGACAACATCATGCCGCTTCCGTTCAAGGAGCCGAGTGCCACACTGTTTCAGTTGATGCAGAGTATTATCGAAGAAGGGCGTCGGTTTGCGTCGATTGCGGACCTGAAGATCAGTGATATGTCCGCGCAATCCCCCGTTGGGACAACGCTGGCTGTATTGGAGCGGATGCTTAAAGTAATGAGTGCTGTGCAGGCGCGAGTCCACAGCTCCATGAAACAGGAATTTAAGTTATTAGCAAAGATTATTAGGGATTACACGGACGATTCTTATACTTATGAACCGTTAGAAGGCGATCCTAGAGCTAAGAAATCCGACTACGACTATGTAGAAGTGATACCGGTATCGGATCCCAATTCCGCTACGATGGCTCAGCGCGTCGTCCAGTATCAAGCAGCTTTACAGCTTGCTCAGACAGCTCCTCAACTCTATGACTTACCTACACTGCATAAGCAGATGTTGAATGTTCTGGGGGTTAAAAACGTCAATAAGATTCTACCGACTGAAGAAGATATCAAACCTCTGGACCCTGTGTCTGAGAACATGAATATCTTCAAGAATAAACCAGTAAAAGCGTTTATCCATCAGGACCACGAAGCACATATGCAGGCACATATGTCGCTTATCCAAGATCCGATGATTCAGCAGACTATTGGTCAGAGTCCAGCAGCTCAGGTTATTCAAGCCGCACTACAAGCGCATATAGGTGAACATTTAGCGTTTCTATATAGGAACAAAATTGAAGAGCAACTCGGGACACAATTACCGCCCCCGGATGAGCCGCTACCTGCGGAAATTGAAGTGGCGCTTTCACGGGTTATCGCACAGGCAGCAGAGAAACTTCTACAACAGGATACGGCAGAAGTACAACAGCAACAGCAGCAACAGGAAGCTCAAGATCCTTTGAATATCATTCAGAGGACAGAATTACAGCTTAAAACCCAAGAATTGCAGCATAAAATGGCTATGGAACAGTCAGAAATGCAGAATAAAACGCAGGTTGACCAAGCCAAGATTGAGCTTGAAAAGGCTAAATTGCTTATAGAAGCCGCCAAAGCGCAGGAAGATAGTGATAATAAAGAGCGGGAGTTAGCTGTAAAACAGTTGCTTGAAGGCGTTAAAATAGGGCAGAATGCAATTTCTCAATCTACCAGAGATAATGTAACTGCGATGAATCGCATGAATCAAAGAAGCGGGGTTTAATGGACATATTAGATTTACTTGTAGAGAAGATAGATGAAAAGGTGGGGGCGATCACAGAAGACCTGTCAACAGGAACCGCAAAGGATATCGGAGAATATAGATATGTATGCGGCACAATCAAAGGACTTCTTGCTGTTCGTGATTACATTGGAGATATAAGAGAGAGGTTAGACGAAGACTAATGGACGCAGAACACGACAAGAGTGTAGAAAGCGAAGAGAATAAAGCTAAACAACTACCTGAACCCTCTGGGTACAGAATTCTCTGTGCTATCCCAGATATAGAATCGACATACGATAGCGGAATCTTAAAGGCTGATTCTACCAAGAAGAACGAAGAGCTTTTAGCGACGGTTTTGTTTGTTGTCAAACTAGGACCGGACTGCTTTAAAGACCCCGATAGATTCCCATCCGGTGCGTACTGCAAAGAAGGCGACTTTGTATTAGTCCGTCCTCACGCGGGCACGCGCCTGAACATCCACGGTAAATCTTTTCGTTTGATTAATGATGATTCTGTAGAAGGCGTGGTCGAAGACCCGCGTGGTATTTATAGAGGTTAAGGAGTTTTTATGAACGCAAAAGCTGAAGTTCTAGAAGAAGAGTTTGAGAATGAAGACGATTACGAAATTGAGATCGAGGACGATACGCCGGAAGAAGATCAAGGGCGTGAACCCATGCCCAAGGAAATCGTGCGGGATCTCGAAGACGATGAATTAGAAGAGTTTTCTAAAGAAAAAGCCAAACAGTTAAAGAAAGTTTGGCATGATGAGCGTCGAGCTAAAGAAGCCGCATTCAGGGAACGTGAGGAAGCGGTTAATTTCGCAAAGAGAGTCTATGAAGAGAATAGGCGGCTGAAAACAAACCTTAGCGGAGGAGAGCAGACATTAATCAATACCGCTAAGGTTTCGGCAGAAAATGCGTTAGCTATAGCAAAGAGAGAGTTTCAGGATGCCTATGATTCTGGTGACTCGGATAAGATAGCCGAGTCCCAACGCAAACTGATTAGAGCTGAATCGGCGTATGAAAAAGTCCAACAGTACACGCCTCAGTTTACATATGACCCTGCGCAGGATAATCAGAATTGGGATGTTTCTCCTGCCACACAAACTCAGCAAACTCAGCAAACTCAGCAAACTCAACAGGCTAGACCAGATGCTAAAGCTGAAAAATGGAAAGAAAGTAATCCATGGTTTGGGACTAACCGATCCATGACAAGTTATGTATTCGGCTTACATGAAGATTTAGTTGTTAATGGGGTTGACCCCCGTTCAGACGAATACTATGATAAGATTAATTCTGAGATGCGTCGGCGGTTCCCAGAACAGTTTGACGATGATGAAGAGGTTGTTGAAAGACCTAAAGCTACAAAACGGAACACAACCGTGGTAGCTTCGGCAAAAAGGACAACTTCTCCTCGGAAAGTAAGACTAACGAGAACGCAAGCCGACCTTGCCAAGAAGTTAGGCTTAACCAATGAGCAGTACGCTGCTGAAGTTTTGAAATTAGGTGCACAAAATGTCTGATACTAGAACTACTCGCGATGCTGCTACCCGTGAAAAAACTGAGCGCCCAAAGCGCTGGCAACGGGCAAGTTTGTTACCCGATGTTAATGCGGAAGAAGGTTACGCATACCGATATATCCGTACTAGCGTCATGGGTAACGCGGATCCCATGAACGTCTCGGCCAAATTCCGAGAGGGGTGGGAGCCTGTCAACGCTTCTGAACATCCAGAAGCCTATGTAATGGCCGATCCAAACAGTCGGTTTAAGGACTCCATCGAGTCCGGGGGACTGCTTCTTTGTAAAATCCCCCAAGAGTTTGTTGAGCAACGTGACGACCATTTCCGAAAACAGACAGAGGATGCTGTTGCTTCCGTTGACAACAACTTTATGAGAGAAAGTGACCCACGTATGCCTTTATTCAAAGATAAGAAAACGTCGGTTACGTTTGGAAAAGGTAACATTAAATCATAGTTAGGAGTTCGACATGGCTTCTGTTGCGTCCCCTTATGGGTTAAAACCGATCAATATGCTCGGTGGACGGCCCAGCACTGGAGGCTCGATTCGGGAAATCCCGATGACGGTTAACAGTGGTACGGCTGTCTATACAGGAGACGTTATCACTATTGGTGCAGCTTCGGCGGGTCAACCGTCGGCTATCACCGCTACGGTAACGACTTCTTCGGCGGGTGTTGTTGGTGTTGTTGCTGGCGTTCGCTACGTCAGTCCCGATACTCAGCAGCCTTTGTTCTCACAGTATCTTCCGGCTAACGCCATTACTTCTGGTTATACGCAGGTATTTGTGCGGGTCTATGATGATCCGGACCAGTTGTTTCAGGTGCAGGCAGTTGGATCTGTAGCCGCCACGGTTCGTGGCAAATTCGCTGCTCTAGAAAACTTTGGCGGTAGCACCGCTACGGGTCTTTCTACGATTCGCTTGGCTACCCCGGCTAATACCGGAACGCTGGCCGTTCGTATTATTGACTTCGTTGATGCAGGCTCGGCTTATACCGACTGCATTGTTAAGTTCAATCAGGGCGTTCATATGTACTATAACGCCACTGTATTGGCTAACTAAGGGAGCAGTAATAAATGGCTATTTCACGTTCACAACTGCTCAAAGAACTCCTCCCGGGGCTTAATGCTCTGTTTGGGTTGGAGTATTCTAAGTATGGGGAAGAACATAAGGAAATCTACGAGACTGAGAGTTCCGACCGTTCTTTCGAGGAAGAAACCAAGTTGTCTGGCTTTGGCGCCGCTCCGGTTAAGGATGAAGGTTCTGCCATTGCATATGACAACGCACAGGAAGCATGGACTGCACGTTATACGCACGAAACCATCGCTATGGGATTCTCGATTACCGAAGAGGCAATGGAGGACAACCTGTACGATTCCCTTTCGTCGCGTTATACGAAAGCCCTTGCTCGCGGCATGGCATACACCAAGCAGGTTAAAGCTGCCTATATCCTGAACAACGCGTTCACGGGTGGCCCGACCTATGGTGACGGTAAGGTGCTCTGCGCTACCGACCACCCGCTTGTTTCTGGTGGTACGAACAGCAACCGTCCTACGACGGGCGCAGATTTGAATGAGACTTCTTTGGAAGCCGCAGTCATTCAGATTGCCGGGTGGACCGATGAGCGCGGTCTGCTTATTGCTGCTAAGCCGCGTAAGCTCATCATCCCGCCTGCTTTAATGTTCGTAGCAACCCGCCTGCTTGAGACTGAGTTCCGCGTAGGTACGGCTGATAACGACGTTAACGCTATTGTGAGCAACGGATCGGTTCCGGGTGGTTATAAAGTTAACCACTTCCTCACGGATGACAACGCGTGGTTCCTGACCACCGATGTCCCGAACGGTCTGAAGCATTTTGTCCGTACCCCGCTGTCTAATTCTATGGACGGTGACTTCGATACGGGTAACGTGCGTTACAAGGCTCGCGAGCGTTATAGCTTCGGCGTTTCAGATCCCCTCGGGATCTTTGGATCTCCCGGATCCAGTTAACAAAAACGGTTCACCCAGACGTTTTTGGAGGGGCACTTCGGTGCCCCTTTTTTATGCTTGACATAAACAGTGTAACCGTCTATACAGTACATATTCCGGGGACATCCGGTATCGCTGACAGTCCCGGCTGACGACATGCAGACAGCGATACCTCCATCCACTTGCATGTAAGGAGCTAAGATGGCTACTACCACTTTTTCCGGACCTGTCGTGTCCACCAACGGTTTTACTACCGCTGCTTTCCTTAAATTGACAGCTATTACTACTTCTGAGTTACCTGCAGCCGCTGCTGGTAATGCTGGTCAGGTTCGTCTTATCAGTGATAACGGTGTTGGTAATAACGAATATTGCTTGGTTGTTAGCACAGGTTCAGCTTGGGTAACCGCAGTCGGCGCAGCTCTTTCTTAATAGGAGTTAGCTCATGGCTGGTTATGAAGTAAAAGCCTATAACGTAGCAACCGCCGGGTTTACACCCGGTTTGGTAGGCCCAGATCGTTCCCGTATTAAGAGTGTTCTTGTATACGGAACAGCAATAACCGCTTTCACACTTAAAGATGGGAGCGGGTCTGGTGAAACTCTGCTGGATCTTACGATTCCTATCGGATTCCAAGATATCTATTTAGGAGAAGATGGACTTCTTGCTGAAAGCGGTTGTTACGTATCTGCATTGTCTGGAACAGGATCAGTAATTACACTGATTTTAGGGTAATAATTCAATGGCTCAAGTAAGTTCTATATCGAGGGTCGGTACTACTGAGCCATTTGAATTACAAGTTGCTCGCAGGCAGATTAGTTACCACACACCACTGTTTAAGTTTGGTTTTCATGCGGATGTTCAAAATGTTGAAGAAACAGTTTGGGATTTAGGAGGACTGTACTCTTATCCCGCAGCTGCGGGTTTGATGTATGTGTCTTCTACGGCAACCACGGATACCTCCGCTGGTACCGGCGCTAGAACTATTGTTATAGGAGGCTTAGATGCTAACTATAACGAAGCATTTGAAACTGTGACTTTGAATGGTCAGACGCAGGTAGCAACTACTAATAATTACATTAGAGTTTATAGAGCTTATGTAGCTACAGCAGGCTCTGGCGGTACGGCTGCAGGAAATATCTATATAGGAACTAGCGGTGCAACAGCTGGAGTACCTAATGGAACGACGTATGCTCGTATAACGCTGGGGGATAATCAAACTTTGATGACCCCCTATACCGTCCCTGCAGGGTATACGCTGTATTTAACCAGAGGAACCATCTCCAGTGGCACCGCATCTGCAGGTAATCAGTTCATTACAGCTAGATTAGTGTCTAGACCTTTTGGAGGCGTATTTCGCACGCAAGCCAAGATAACTCTAGTTACGGGGTTTATCGACTTTGATTGGGAAATCCCTTTAACTGTTACTGAAAAATCAGATATAGAAGCCCGAGCAGTTGTCAGTTCAGCGCAGGCCAATGCTGTATCCGCTACCTATGAAGGATATTTGGTGAAGAACGATGCCGATTAGACCACTCAGACGTTCTCAAATGGCGTGTAATTCTCCACGCCGTACACCTTCTCACCCCAAAAAATCGCATGTTGTTAAAGCCTGCGAAGGGGGAAAAGAGAAAGTTATTCGGTTTGGAGAGCAAGGCGCTAAAACCGCTGGTAAACCTAAAGCGGGTGAATCAGACAGGATGAAGAAAAAGCGCAAGTCATTTAAGGCTCGACACGGCAAGAACATTGCTAAAGGTAAAATGAGCGCTGCTTATTGGGCTGATAAGGTGAAATGGTAATGGCTAGGAAACGGGGGCTTTGGGATAACATCCATGCAAAGCGTAAACGCATTGCCGCAGGTAGTGGAGAAAAGATGCGTAAACCCGGAGCTAAAGGCGCTCCCACAGCTAAAGCCTTAAAGAGATCTGCTAAACCAAAAGGTAAACGGTAATGGGTTTAGGTAGGAAAGATAAAGATCTTTATACTGAAGTAAAAAGGGCTGCGGTAAACAATCCTCAATTAGCTGCTTTAGTCAGTGAGTACGAAGGGTCTAATAAACAGGAAACTTATAAAAAAGGTGGTAAAGTGGCTAAAAAATTAAGTCCTTTTGGAGCAGCGTTTAGAAAAGCTCGCGATAATAAACAAAAAACCTTTTACTTTAATGGTGAAGAATTCACTACAGAATTTAAAGAAGAGAAGGCCGCACGCGAAGCGAAAGCCGCAGATAGGAAAAAAGCAGCTAACGCTGTACCTGCAGCTAATAAACCTAAGACGGGTGGCGGGTCTATATCCACTAAACGGAACCCACCGAAAATACCTGTAAGACCACAGGGCGCAGGGTCTACTTCAAAAGAACGCGACGCTACAAAACCTAAACCTAAACCTAAAAATCCTCTCACATTAGGAAAAATAGCAAAATCTTCAGGCGCAGGCGCTATGGGCGCTATGGGGCTTAAGAAAATAGGTGCTGCAAAAAGTTTAACAGGCGCTCTTGCACGGAGAGTTCAGAAGGAAATGGGGTCAAATGGCAAACGTACTGTTTCTGGACGTAACGCTAGACAAAGAAAAGCTGAAGAGGCACCCAGCGCATCTGACGTTTTGAGAGCAAGAAATGAGAGAAATGAAGCTACCTTATCAAGAGGTAGACGAAAAGAACAAAAAAACCGAGATATCGCTAGAAAAACAAGGGCTACAAAAGCTAGAAATAAAGGGTATGTCACACCGGATGAAGCCGCAGAGATAAGGGCCGGATTCAAACACGGTGGTTCTGTGAAATATGGAGGAAAACCATCCCGTCAACGTACAGGTAAAGGGAGATAAATTATGGGTATGGGACCAAGAGATCCAGCTATGATGGATCCCAGAATGGCACGTCGCGAACGCGCACAGGGGAGATTAGGATTAAGGCGTGCACAAATGCCTGAAGGGTTATCCGGAACACGCGGTCGTCCGCAAGGACCAAGAAAGGATAGGGCTAGTAATATGTACAGACCAGATATGACGAAAGTAATGAACTCTAATCGAGCTGATCGTTTAGAGAACCCTATTAGCAGACGAGCTGCAGCTGCAGCGCCTTCCGCACGCCTACCGAGGACAACCACACAACAGATGTCGGGGGAGACAGCGACTGATAAGGCTGCAGGAGCTACACCGTCTAATACTCCGATGCGCAAAGGGGGTAAGGTTAAGAAACCTCCTATGAAGGCGCGGACTAAAAATTATAAAGCTGGCGGATCGGTTAAAAAGGGGATTGATGGATGTTGTAAAAAGGGTAAAACTCGCGGACGTATGTGCTAAATGGTAGGTGACGAGACAATTATCCAGCGGGCTGTAGATCGTATCCGAGATTCGGAACGAGACCGGTATTCTGGACCGGACAGGCGGGAGCCACCGCCTGTTTCTACGGTAGATTATCTTAAATGGCTCCCATTAATTGTCGTCGCTATATCTGCTGCAGTTGGATATGGGTCTCTACAGACCAAAGTAGAATCTATTTCTGAAGATGTCTCTGAGTTAAAAAGAGATATGAAAGAGGCAGAATCAGACAATAGAGAAACACATGCGTCTATGTGGAAGCGAATTACCGAATAAAGGTATGTAAATGGCAACTTCAGCAACAAGCGCTTTTAATTTAGACCTTAACGATATCATCGAAGAGGCTTTCGAGCGTGCTGGTACTGAGTTACGTACTGGATACGATTTCCGTACCGCACGGCGTAGCTTGAATTTGATGTTTGCTGAGTGGGCTAATCGCGGCATCAACCTGTGGACTGTGGAGCAGGGGCAGATAAATCTGGTTTCCGGTACAGCAACCTATGATTTACCGCTCGATACGGTAGATTTGATAGAGCATGTAATCAGGACGAACGCGGGCAGTTCTAATCAGAGTGATATAGCTATCTCACGTATCGCTTTGCCCACTTATGCGAGTATCCCTAACAAAACTTCAACTGGACGGCCAATCCAAGTCTATATAGATCGTAAGACCGGTGCTGTTGCTGCTGATGCGGTTGTTCAGTATCCGACAATTACAGTGTGGCCTACGCCGGATAGTGCGATGTCTTATCAGTTGGTGTATTGGCGATTACGTAGGATGTTGGACGCTGGGAACGGTGTTAATACGCAAGATATACCGTTCAGATTTCTACCTTGTTTAGTAGCTGGATTAGCTTACTATATAGCGATGAAAATTCCTGATAGTGCGCCAAGAATTGTACCGCTTAAGCAGATGTACGACGAAGCATGGGAATTAGCAGCTGACGAGGATAGAGATCGGTCGAGCATTACTGTAGCGCCGCGTAGGGCGTATGTCTAATAAGTTTACGACAGGCGTCCGAGCTATCGCGGATTGCGATAGATGTGGGCAACAGTACAAACTTAAACAGCTTAAAGAGCTGGTTGTAAGGACGAAAAAGACAAATATGTTTGTCTGTCCTGAATGTTGGGAGCCTGATCATCCTCAGAATATGCAGGGGATGTATGTGGTCGAAGACCCGCAGGCTGTAAGAAATCCAAGACCAGATAACAGTCTTGGACCGGGAGGAAGTAGAGATATCCAATGGGGATGGAACCCTGTTGGCATGGCAAATAATGGAGTGACCCCCAATACCGCGTTGATGCAGGGTAAAGTGGGAACTGTAACAGTAACTATTAGTTAGGTGACGATATGAAATATAATCAACCTAAACCGTGTCCAGTACCTAAAATGGATGGATACCCGAATAACGTACCGAAAACTCAGACGAAACAGACTCGCGGTACTGGAGCAGCTACGAAAGGTACTAAGTTTAGTAATAAATCTCAGTAGATATCGAAATGAATTATTCTGAATTAGTTACTGAAGTTCAGTCTTATGTAGAAGACGTATTTACTACGGCAGATATAAATACGTTCATAAAACAAGCTGAACAACGTATCTATAATACAGTTGCTTTACCTGCTTTCCGTAAAAACGTAACGGGCGCTGTAAGTTCTGGAAATAAGTACCTTACAACTCCTACGGATTGGATGTCTACTTTTTCGTTAGCTGTTGTAGATACAGATGGTAACTATGAATATCTTTTGGATAAAGACGTAAATTTTATACGGCAAGCATATCCTAAAGCTACTGATACTGGGCTACCTAAGTATTACGCTATATTCGATGGAAATTCTTTTCTTCTAGGCCCGACTCCGGATGCTAACTACACTGCAGAACTACATTACTACTATTATCCGGAAAGCATTGTCACGGCTACTAACACTTGGCTTGGTGATAATTTCGATTCAGTTCTTCTGTATGGGACTATCTTAGAAGCTCATACATTTATGAAGGGTGAAGCCGATGTTACAGCCGAGTACCAAAAGCGGTATGATATCGCTCTAACATTACTTAAAGAACTTGGGGATGGTAAGAATAGAAGAGATGCTTATCGTTCCGGTCAAATGAGGATTCCATTACAGTGATTAATCTTTCGGCGGGTAAGATTGGGAATGTAAGGGTAGTAACTACCAATGATCGTGGTATGTCTCCCGAAGAATGGGCAGATTTAGCTTTGGATAGGTTCGTAGGAGTTAGCGCGACTGCTCCTGATCCTATAAAACAGCAGGCTCTTATGTTTAAAGACAATATTAAGAAGTTACTGTTGTTTTATTTTAACAAAGTCGCTGAAGGTGAGAGAGATACCATAGCGGTATTGTTAAGAAATCATGGGCAGTCTGAATTAGCAGACTATATTTACGAGAATAGGAGATAGCCGATGGCAATTACTCAGGCAATGTGCACTAGCTTCAAGAAGGAACTTTTAACTGGGACGCACAATTTTACTAACTCTACAGGCGATACTTTTAAAATTGCTTTGTATACGTCTTCAGCAACTCTCGGTGCTTCAACCCCAGCTTATACGGCTACCAATGAAGTGTCAGGTACTGGGTATACGGCAACTGGAGAGACGCTTACTAATGTTACTCCGACTACTTCGGGTACGTCAGGGATTACTGATTTTGATGATGTTAATTGGACAAATTCTACGATTACCGCCAATGGTGCGTTGATTTATAACGACACGGCAGCGGGTGATCCATCAGTTGTTGTACTGTTTTTCGGAAGTGATAAGTCTTCTTCAGGCGGTACATTTACTGTTTCGTTCCCGGCAGCTGCAGCTGGCACGGCAATTATTGAAATAGCGTAAATGAGCCTACAAGCAGGCACCTGAGCGCCCCTGAATTAGGGGCGTTTTGCTTTAAAAAGGTGAGTTATGAGCGAAATACTTAATGTATTTACTTTGGTTGACAAAAGCGAATGACTGAGATTGCTATCGTCGTCACTAACGACCAGCGCCCCAACAACCACTATCAGGACGGCGACATCGTGGCGGCTACGAACGACCGGAAGACACTTGCCGCTCACGCTGCGACAATCTGCCACCACAAGCATACGCCGCTGAACGCGGACGGTCTGCGCGACACCAACTCGCTCGCCTACGTCTACCTTGAGAACACAATGTCGATTCGTTGGGAGCGGGTGAATAGTCGGCAAGTGCGCCGCACTGTCATCGCGACCGGCGACAGCGAGATCCAAGATATGGGTTTCGATGGCGCGGTTGATCTCTATCTGTCGCGCATCACCCGCCCCGCCGGGTTCCGCGTGTTCGGCCCGCGCAGCGCCGCGATTTGGTACAGCGGGGCGCAGGACTACTCACTCGCCAAGACGACCGCAATATGGGACGCTATCGAAACGCACACCCCGCTGCTGCGAGCGGACCACATGCGCTGGAATTGGACCGAGAACGAGAAAAAACACTTCCTCGTACTGCCGGCTATAGCGCTGCGCGATGAGATCGTTTCGCGTGTTGTAGCAAACGAGTATAACACCGACGACAGACAGCCTGGGTTTACGTCAGATAGTGAGATACTCGTTGCACGCAAGCGGCGTTCAAAGGTTAATTGGCGCGAGTTAGGCTTACCGAGTGCAACGGTGCTTGATCGCAACGTCGCGCTTGATGTTCGTGACAGCATCGCTCCGATTGGCACCGAGCTGCTGGCAATCAAGCCACGTTTATCGGTGTGGTCTGTTCGCGACCACCTTGCCCCGCTTAACGACCGCAACTACTTCGTCTGATGGCTACCTACACCTACGCATACGGCAATCCGGGGAACGCCTTCGATTACGGCGCTATATCAACGTGGGAAGCTGACGCGGAGAACGACACCTTCGCCGGCACCGATCATATTCTTGAGTGCTACAACGACGGTGGCGACTTCGTAAATGAGACGCTGGACTTGGGCAGCACCGCCTCATTTACTAGCTTGACTATCACTGCGGCTGACGACCACGGTGGCGTCGCGGGCGCGGGTTGTACGTTCACTTTGACGACTAGCGCTACGGATAACTACTGGACTCTTAACCCCGATACAAGCAATTACAAGGTAGAAAAGCTGGAGTTCGATCTTTCGAGCGGCTCTAGGTTTGGTTTAAACAGCGGCACGTATGGGACACCTAACAACCGTTGGTCGCGACTGCTAATACACGACATTACGCGCTCAGTGAATGGCGGCCCCCTATCAGCGATATCTGTGCTTGAACTGGCGCGAGTCGATAACAGCGTCATCTACAACATCCGCAACACCGGCTCAAATTCAGTCCGGGGCATCAGCCTCAACGGCGGCGGACAGGACAGACGCGCCATTAACTGCTCGGTTGCAAATCTCACGTCGGACAATGGTAACGCCATAGGAATCGACGGCAGCACGTCAACACAAAAAGCCTACAACTGCGTAGTTGGCAACTTAAACGCGCCTAATGGAACCATCAAAGCGTTCAACCCCATCACAATCAGTAACTGCGCGTCGATGGTTGATGCAACCGGCAACCCGTCTGACCTCGACAACCTCACTGTTGCGAACGAGTGGACTGACGTAGCAAATAACGATCTGACCATCGTTAACACCAGTGCGATTATTTATCGATACACCGGTGCGGACTTGGGCACTGCAGAGTTTGCGATCGACATCACCGGCTATAACCGGGACACCGCTGGGCATGAGTGGTCTCTTGGTGCCTACGAGTTCCAAACTAGCGGAACAAATGTAACTGTTTCTGTTACTGGTGAATCAGCTACTGGAAACGTAGGAACCGTAACAGCTACCGGAACAGCCTTAGTCTCCGTCACGGGTGAATCAGCTACTGGAAACGTAGGAACCGTAACAGCTACCGGAATAACCTTAGTCTCTGTCACGGGTGAATCAGCCACTGGAAACGTAGGAACCGTAACAGCTACCGGAACAGCCTTAGTCTCCGTCACGGGTGAATCAGCTACTGGAAACGTAGGAACCGTAACAGCTACCGGAACAGCCTTAGTCTCCGTC